AAGCAGAATTAGCAGACTATATAGCAATAAGAGATGCTGAATAATGGCTACACCAGCAGTACCAACAACGAATGTAGGAATTTATGATGATTTAAGAGTAGCAACTGCTTGTACTCAAACTACTAATTTAAGTTTAGCAAGTTTATGTAATGGTGGAACTTATAATGGAATCACTAATACTTTTGGTCCAGCAGGTGGTAGGGCTATGTTTTTTGATGTAATTGGTGGAACAAATAATCCGATAACAACGACTCCTAATTCTGTCAATTTGTATGATGACATTATAGGAATTGCACCATTTAATCTTGCTAATACCATTGGTGGAAGATATACATAGATTTTTATATGATTTATAGAGAGAAAACACTTGACATAGAAGAGAAAAAATTACTATTTTATAGCGGTGAGGTACATAAAAGCTATACTCATAGTATTATTACTTGCTTTAACAGGAGAAACAATGGGCGTAAATAACAAACAAATCAAGAGTTTAATTAAAGACGTTTGTGTCCAGATGGGAGAGAAGTATGCAAAACAAGAAGCATTGGATATCGTATATGCTACAGGGCTTGTGGAGAGCAAGTACGAATATATCGAACAAACTGGTAAAGGTCCTGCAAGAAGCTTTTGGCAAGTGGAGCCCAGCACAGCCGTCGACAATTGTAAAAACTTTATCTCATCTCGTCCAGACTTGCTTCAGGCATCTGCTGATATTCTTGGGCTTGACCCTTATTATTTTATTGATGCTAACATTGATGATTGGGATTGGATTCTTCGTACTAATATTAGCGCTGGTATATTACATTGTAGAATTAAGTACTGGCGTATACCAGAACCGATTAAAGAAGGTAAAGAAGAATTAGCAAAGTATTGGAAAAAACACTACAACACAGAAGAAGGTGCTGGTAGTGTAGAACATTTTTTAGAATTAACGGAAGGTAAATTATAATGGCAACACAAACAGGCGCATATAAAAGATTATTAGGCTTGTTACAAGCACAAAGGCAAGATGCTGTATCTCAAGCTGGATTTGCCTTAGGTAAGCAAGCAACTGAAGAAGAACAAGATTTAATAGAAATACAGTCTAATATTGATAAAGAAGTTAGAAGACTTGAAAAAGCACAAAGAAAAAGAGCCAGAAAAAAAGGAATGGGTGGATTATTAGGTAGTGCACTAGGGTTTGCATTAGCTGGTCCTTTAGGTTTATCAGCTTCATTAGCTACAGGTTTAGGTTCTTTCGCCGGTTCAAGATTGGCTGGACAAAAAAAGATTAGAGGACTTGACCCTAACTTAACTTTGAGAGAGAATGCAGAATTTTATAAACAAGCTGGAGAAGACCTAGGAACATTAGTTGATGATATATCTAGCCAACTAGAAGAGTCTTATAAAGATGAATTAACTTCAGATATTTTTACTGCAATAGGTAGTGGAGCAACTGGAGGTCAACTTGAGAAAACTAAGTTTGGTAAAAACTTGTCAAGCTTTTTTGGAGATGATGTTTTTAGAGGTAAAAGTTTAAACTTAGGTGAAAAAATTAGTGGTATTGGTCAAAGAGTAGGACAAAGATTTGGAAACTTGTTTGGTGGAGAAGGCTTTGTTACAGATAACTATGCTGGACCTTTAAATTCAGAGACAGCTTTAAGTAATATTATGCCAGACATAACTGGCTCATTACAAGAAGGAACACTAGGAATGTCTTTTAATCCTACAGCCGACCAGGCTTTAGCTAACAGGTTTGCTGTACAGGGCCCTTCAACTGATGCTTTTATGTCTCAAGGAGTTCCAACAAGTAATTATATAGATGCAATTAAAAATACAAATCGTGCTGATGCTGCTGGTTTAGCGTCTAGAGACAAACTTATGTCATTAATGATAGATGCTTCAGGAGGATTACCAAATGTTGATGCTCTTATATCTGGACAGACTACAGCATTGCCAAGACCAGGATTTCCTATTTCTTCTATGAACGCACCTATGGCTGATTTAAAAAATTATTTTTTACAAAGTTTTCCAGCAGGAGCTTCTGATTTTCCATTTGTTGGAAGGCCAGAAGATGATATGGCATCAGACCTTCTTGTTGAACAAATACCAAATGAATTTAACATGATACGACCTGATTTATCTAGGTTGTTACAACTTTATGGATATGGAAGATAATGAGTATTAATGATATATTAGCACAGATAGGAATACAAGGAGGACTGCAAGGATTGCAGAGCTATGGGCAACAATTTTCTAGAGATATAAATATGCCTAAATATGGTAAGTATTTACCTCAGTTTCCAGGACAGCTACTGTCACAAGCTTTTTCAGCTGGTATGCAAGAAATTGGCGGACAAAGACAAACAGCAGCTGAGGATTATCAGACTGGTTTGTCAGGAACTTTATACCAAGGGCAGACTGCATTAATGAATCAACAACCAGTTGCTGCTGGTTTTTCTGGTTTTGGTGCACAACAAAGACAAATGGAATCTATGAGAAGAGGAGCTTCAGAGGCTTTTGAAGCAGATGCTTATGCTGCTGGACGCTCATATGAAGATATATTAAATCAATTATCTGGACAAGAACAAGCATTGATTGGAGATATTCAAAGACAAGCATTGGGATATCAGTCAGATTTAAGGTCATCTATTTTAAATATCTTAAGACTAGACCCTACATACGACCCTAATGCTGAAACTTTAACAGCTCCTTCTGCTCCTATGCCAGGTATGCAAGGACTAGCAAACTATAGTCAAGATTTACAACAAAGTATGAACGGTTACTTAAATAGTGGCGCTTATCCAGATTTTACTAATTTTGATTATGAAAGCTACTATAATAATCTGTTTAATAATATGAATGAAGGAATGGTATAATGGCTATAAAATTTAGAAATTTAAATGCAGGAGGAGCTGCAAACACCTCAACTTTAATGTTGCAATTGATAAGTCAAATTATTAGTGCAAATGCAAAAGAAAAACAAGATGAAAGAAGATTTCAAGTTTCTCAAGAGAATACCAGACTACAGAATCTAGATGGAGAACAAACAGAATTAGATGGATTTTATTCAAGTTATAAAGCTGCTATGAATACAGGAGATTATGACCTTGCTGAAGCTATGCTATATACTATGGAAAAATATAGAAATATTCCAGATATTGTTATGCCAGAAAACTTAGATGACCTTAGTGCAAAGTTTATTGATAGAAGAACTGCAGGTAAAAACCAAGATATGTATTACGAGATGTATATAAGTGGTCAGTCTAATCAAGTTTCTGCAGCTAATAACTTTTTTAAGAATGCTAAAAATTTAGAACCTCACATTTTAAAGAAGGTTCAAAGCTTTAAAAATACAGATGCTTATAGAAGCAATTCTGTATATTCAGATGTTGAAAATGCTTTTAGTTCAGATGTGGTAGCATATAATCAGTTTATAAAACCTTTTGTAAGTGTTAACAATTTAAAAACCTATGCTCCAAGAGAGTACAAAGAATATGTAGAATCAGCACAAGTTTCATTAGGAACAGAGCTTTTAACTTTACCTCCTGTAGAGCAAAATAAAAAAGTAGAGGAGTATATTGAATTAAATATCTTACCTCAATTAAGAAGAGATGGTGGATTAGCGTTCAATAGAGGTGGCAATAATATAGAAGCAGCATATACCGCTTCTGACTATCAAGGTAAAATGGACCTTACAAACTATTTAAGACTTGAAAAAGAAAATGAACTAAGACTTCAATATAATGTAGATAAATCTACTTCATATGACCAAATACCAGAGTCAACAAAAATAGTTATGGATAAAGAGATTGCTGGATACATTAATGAAACTCTTCCAAGTTCACAAGAAGACAGACAAAAAACTTTTGAAAAACTTCAAGTCCCTATGACTTTGCAAGAAATCACTACAAGAAAAAAACAAATTGAACTAGAATTAGACAAAGCTAGGAAAAAGCAAAAAAGAACTGGGACATTTGGATTAGAGCCTGTAAAACCTGAAAGAACATATGTTGTTGGACGAGAAAAAGTAGAAGGTAAGTATGGAACAAGATATGTTAAAAAAACAGGTCAAGAGATTATTGACGAACAACAAGCAATTATAAATCCATTACAAGAAGAACTAGACGAACTAAATTTAAGATTTGACCAAATAAAAGGACAATAATGTCAGACCCTATTTTGGATTCACTCATATCTGGACAATCCACATTTGGTTTAAAGTCCTACGAAGATGACAGACAAGACTTCTGGGATAACATCCTACCTCCAGTAATCAAAAGAGCATATAATCAATCTATCACAGGTATGGTAGATTCTATGATTTATGGTAAAGAAAGATTTGATATGCCTAACTTTAATCCAAGCATTGCTCAAGACTTTACAGCAGCAGCTTTAGGATTTCTTATGCCTTTAGACCTAGCTACAACCTTTATTCCTGGTGGACTAGCAGCAAAAGCAGCTAGAAGTAGGCTTTTACTAGAAGGTGGTAAGGCAGCACCTAAAACAAGAGCAACAAACTTTTTAATGAAAAAAGGAAACTTTGATAAAGAAACTGCTGGTAAAATAGTAAATGATGTATTTGAATATGGTGCATTTAATACTGCGGCTATTGGTGCATATGATGGATTCTATGCAGCAGCTAAAGCAGGTAGCGAAGAAATATTAAAACAAGGTATTGATTTATCTCCTTTAGAAGACAAGTCGGAAGAAGAAATACTTTCTATTATTGCAAAAGAAGGAATGAAAGGTTTGTTCAAAGGTGCAAGCCTTGGTGCTATTTCATCTGTTGCAAGAGCAATGAGATGGACTGGTGGATATGGAGGAATACCTGGATTAGGAAAATTTAAAGGGACAGAAGCTGGTGGTTTCTTAAATGAATCTATAGCTTTTGGAGCAGCCGCACCATTGTTTGAAGGTAGAATACCAAGAGGACAAGATTTTATTTTAGCAGGTGCTACATTTGGTGTTCTTAATGCAGCTCCAACAGTAAAGAAAGCTTTAGGTTCTTTTGGTAAAGCAGTTAGAAAACCTATAGGAGATAGAACACTATCTGAAGGTCCTATTGATTATAATTATACTGATTCTAATGGAGTAAATAAAACAATTACTCTTGACACTACTGATGGTATTGCTACCTATGGAGCTAAAGCTTTAACAGAAGATGTAGAACAATCATTAAGAAGTACTGTATTTCAACCTGTTTTAGGTAGAGAGTTTTCAAGTCTTAAAAAAGAAATAAATGAAAAGTTGCAAAAACAACCAATATTTTTTACCGATGATGCTGGAACAAGTGCCTTTTTAGATGAGCTTGGTCCAGATATAATAGAGAAAATACAGAAAGCTACATCTCTTGAAGCAACCCAACAGTCATTAGTCAACGTTGTTAAAAAAGAAAAAGGACTAGGAACCGTCAGACAGTTTACAGACCAAAAGAGTGGAAAGATTGCTCTTGGCGGTATGAACGAAGTTAGAATACAAGATTTTATAAAAGATAGCAGAGGAGCATATACTGGAGAAATAAGAATTAGGATAGGAGATAATGTTTTTTATAAGCTAGATGCTAGAAATACAGAGAAGTTTTTCAAACACTATACATCCAATGAAAACATTATAAGAGAATTTAACAAGATAAACAATAAAAAAACAGTAGATGAACTACACACAGTTGCGCTTAAAAGAAGAATAAAAGAAATTTCATCTGAAGATTTAGCTTTAGCTGTAAATGCTATGGACGCACAGCTTTATGGACCAGAAGCCAATAGATTAGTTAGAACTACTGTTGATGTTGATAAACTAACTGCTGCTGAGAAAGTATTTTTAAATAGACAAATTACTGGACAGAAAAGATATAACGAAGTTTATGAAAAGTTATCTGATATTGACAAAAAGAACTTAACTTTACAACTTGAAAATCAAGGATTCTGGGGATTGAAAAACTCTAAGGATGAGAATATAAGTCCTATTGGAGCTGTAATGAATGGACTAAAGTCTGGTAAATATCAATTGCAAACACCTGCAGCTAAAAAATTATTAAGATACTTTGATGTTGTAGATGGAGATATTACAACACTTCAAGGAGAAAGACTTACTGCTTTTGGACAAATATTAGACTTTGATGAGATGAAAAATGCAAGACTTGGATTGCAAACAACTACATTAAAGAACAATCAAAGTTGGAATGATTATATTAGAGGTGTTCAGAAAAAAGAAAGTGGAGAAGTAGGTAAGCCAAAATATACAATAAAAGACGACTTAGAGGATACAAGATTTCAAAGTAAGATAAAGAAACTAATTGAGGAATCAAAAGGGAAAGAAAAGGCATTCCATGAAAAGAGAAAAGAAACAATAGATGGATTGACAAGAGGTTCTGAATTTGTTCCTGGCAGAAATATTAAAGCAGTAGAAAAAATTGTAGAAAAAGCATTTGGTAAGGGTGCACAGGTAGGACTACTACCAAGAGTGTATTTAGAAGCTAAAGCTGCTGGTATTCCTGTAGCTCCTTTTGTTTCAAACTTCTTTCCTAAAAAAATGAAACGAGATTTTATTGATGTTATCTTAGACCAAGATGCTAATGTAAGAAAAGAAATTGAAAAGAGATTAGGAAAGAGTAAAGCTAACTTTACTGAGTCTGGAACTTTAAGTGAAGGAGATATGAAAGCTGTAGATGAAGTTATTGAAGCATACTTTGATAGAGTTAGAGATGCTATAGCTAGCAAAAGTAGAGGAAATTTAACTAAAAAAGATTTATTAGATGAGGCATATTTAAAACTTATGACAACTACTCAGGCTAGAATGCCAGGAGCTAGTGCAGTTGATGTATATAATGCGGTAAGAGTTTCTGCTTATAACAATACTCTAAAACCTTACGCTTCTCTTGAAAGAAGAAGAAAGACAGCTGTAGAGAAAGTTAGTGACATAGACTTTGTTCAGTTTGCTGATGACCTAACTACTACAGAAAACTTTCCAGATTTAGCAGCTAAAGAATTAGGACAGTTAACTGATGCGTTGATTGAATCAGATGGACTGGTTGCTTTGTCAGACTATATTGTTGGTGCTAGTAAAAGACAGGTATTGGGTGGAATATTTGGAGCAAGAGGAGAAGTGTTAGATAAATTTATTGATTTGATACCAGAAGATGCATTGTTGTCTGGTAGATTAAGATTCCTTGATACTCCAGTATTTACTGCTCCTCAGACAGAAAGACAAGCTCTAGAGTTAATTAAAGACGTTATTACTGGAGAGGTTAACTTTACACAACAACATACAGCTGCTGATGTGTTTAGAACTGCTTCTAATCTTGAGATGATTACAAAAATTAATTTAGGATTTGCTACTATACCTAATTTAACTCAGACAATGATATCTACAGCTGCAGACGCTGGATATTGGAGAACAATAAAAGGTATACATAAACTGGTAACAGATAAAGAGTTTAGAAAAAGAGTAACATCTTTTACTACACTACAAACATTAGTAGATGACATGGTAGGTGTAGACCCTGGAACTCAGACTATTCAATCTTTAGAGGCTAGAAGTTTATCTACAAGACAATTGTTCTTTAATCTTTTATCTCCTAAGTCAAGTCAGGTAGCAGGACAATCTAGAGTAGATACTTTATTAAGACTTACAGATAATGTATCTATGTTTAGTAAAATAAATAGAATGAATCAGATGATTGCTGGTGCTACAGCTGAAGTTATGGTTACAGATTTAAGAGCATTGGCTAAGGGTAAAAGAGATGCTGGAGGTTTTGCTTTCTTAAGTGCAATTGCACCAGAAAAAAGAAAAAGATATGCTAAGAATAGATTACAGGCTTTAGGATTTAACATGGATGAAGTATTAACTGATGGTTACTTTAATACAGACAAAGGTAGAAAAGAACTTGCAAGAGTTATGAATAAATACTCTAGAGATACTCAGCTTCAAAGAAGTTTTGAAAAAGATAATATATTATTTAACCACCCTGACTTCAAACCTTTCTTGCTATTTAAAAGATTTGGATATAGACAAGCACAGTTTTCATACAATCTTGTAAAAAGAGAATGGTTGAATGGTAATGTTGTTCCTATATTTGCTTTAGGTGCTAGTGGTATGGCAGGTATGACATTTGTTCAACCAGCTAAAGAATTTTTATCTGCTTTCTTGACAGGAGATGTTAAGGTTAATGATTTTGCAAATGGAACTGTAGATGAAGCTATAGCTAAAAGATTTACAACAAGAGCTCAAAGAGTTAGATTTTTAAGAGATGGTTTTGGTGGAGTTACTTTTGAAAAATATTTAGAATCTTTGGGAGCAGTTGGAGGTTTTGGTATGATAGGAGACTTTGCAGCTTCTGATAGTCCATGGAATACTTTGAAGTTTATTGCTACTCCTGTATTCTTTTCAGATTTTAACAGAGTATTAAAAGCTACTGAAACATTTTTTGATAAAGCAGAAACATTCTATCCTAGCTTATACGAGCCTGCTGTGGCTACAGCAATAGAGCTAGGACCAATACTTGGTGGAGTTCCTGCTAGAGCATTAAGAAGATTAGAAACTCCAAAGATGGAGATAGATAGATACAAACAGAGAAAAAGAGAGACTGTTAGATTAGCAAGAGATTTAATAGGACAAGGTAAAGGAGAAAGAGCAGCAGCTTTAGTAGACGACTACAATAGAAGTATAGGAACTTTAGACCCTTCACTTGTAATAGGATTTGATGATTTTAGCATATGGACAGTATATGAAGATATTGCAAAAAGACAAAAAAGATTAGAAGATGAATACAAAACATTAGAAGATAGAATGTTTGATAAATTATTAGCTTAGGAGATAGAAATGAACGATAAAGATAACATGACTTTAAACCAAGTGTTTGGAGAAAAAAGCGCAGCTTTTGGAGAAGGAGTCAGAAGATTAACAGAAGATGAGATTCTTGAGATTGCTAGCATTTTACTTCCAGTAGGAAGAACAAAAGTTTTAAAACAAGCAGGAAGAAGAGGAGTCAAGATTATAAAAGATATATTTGATGAATTTATAGGTAAAGGTAAAAAAATGTCAGGAGAAGTTCCTGTAGCCAAAGACCCTTTTAGACTTTTACCTAAAAGACAAGACCCAGGTTTAACTATGAGAGATATTTTAGAAGGAAACCAGAGAGCTATGAATATTCCAGCTTATGAAAGAGAAGCTCTAGGTCTTACTAAAAGGGTTAGAATACCAGGAAGAAAACAGAATGTAGAGACTGGACAACAATCTATTAATGAGATTTTAAGACTAGAGGCACCAACTCCATCTCAAGTAAGAGCAAGACAATTTGCTGATGACTTAGCTGATAGAATTTACAGAGGAAAGAGAACTGCTAAACAATTTCCAAAGGGTATGACAAAAGAAGATATGATTCCAGATATTAATCCAAATGAATATGGATTTGGGACAGATGGACTATATCAAGCTCCTGCAAGAAGAACAAGCGAGAGATTATCTGCTCAACTTGAAAGATTATTAAGAGAATTGGAGATGTAATGGATAAGTTAGATTTTTTAAAAAACCAAGTAAAACAAAAAGAAGAAGATATAACTCTAAGAGGTATGTTTAAATCTATAATGAGTCAACTAAATCAATATGCTATTGATGAAGAGTCTGGTAAACTTAGTTCTTCTTTATTAGGTGACTTGACTATGACAGCTATGCCTGTAGGATTAGCAGGAACTATAGGTAGAAAGTCTTTTAGAAAATTACTTCCTTCTCTAACTAATAAAATAGGAGGAACTCAAAAAGCTTGGAAAGAAACATTTGGTAGAGAAGTATTAGACGAGTTTGAAAAAAATCAAGCATTCTTTTTTGATAATGTTAGACTATTAGAAAGAGGATTACCAGAAACAGATGTTAGATATCCTTTAGCTAAAAAGGCATATGACTTCTATTATAATGTTATAAAGAAATAAAATGGCAGATAAAACATTATCAGATTATTTATTGAAAGAAATACCAGAGCTTGCTATATCTGGACTGTACCATGGCTTAGCTTTTGGTGTTGATGGATTATACAAAGGCTTAGCTTTTGGTGTTGATGCACTATCAGATTATGTAACAAACCCTGTAGAGAATGTAGCTTTTGATGTTGCAACAGCAGGAACTGGTAAATATCTTAAAGCAATGTCTCCTTTGGTTATGGGACTAATGAAACCTTCTAAACAAAAAGGAATAACATCATTCTTTAGAGGTGTTAAGCTAGACGACCCTAAATATGATATGAATAAAGGTATTACAGATATGTCTAGAAAAGAGCAATTAGGTAAAATGGTAAGAGGTAGAAATTTTGTAGGAGGAGCAGCAGAATTAGAGTATGACAAAATTGGAACTCCAATAAATCCAAATCCTTATGATAACGTACCAGAGAGATTTGCAAAAGAGAATAAGAATATAACATACGCTAGTCTTTTTCCTAACACAGCTGAATCATACGCCACTGTATTAAGAGATGGTCCAGGTCAAAGAGCTTTAGCAAAAGGCAATAAATCTACAATTACAGAGGAAGACCTTTTGGAAGCAGTAACATTAGACAATATAAATAACATAGGTGCAGTTTTAAAATTTAATGTACCAAACAAATATTTAAGAGATATAAATAAATCAGCAGAGGACACAATAAAAACTTTTAAAATGTTTAGCAAGGAAAGACCACAGAGTGCGGTTAGATATCAAAAAATAATAGATAACATTCCTGAAAAAAAGGCAGGTTTTTTAGAAGTCCAATTCAACCCTAATCCACCATTTAAAGGTATAGATGAATTTGGTGATATGATTTTTGGTCCTTCTGAATCTATTAGTATGCCAAATCAGTATACTTTAAACTCTTTGTTAAGAAGGGTTAGAAAAAATCCTAAAGCATTGAATATTCCTGAAACAAAAGAACTTGACAAGCTTGATAAAAATATAATAGAGTATGCTTTTACTCAAGGAATACCTTCAAGGTTTTTACAAAATATAGAATTTGTTGAGAATGTAAAGATGCCAGGAAGGTATGAACGATTAAATCAAAGAGAAAGAATACAAAACATACTTAGATATCTAAGGTCTATCGACAATTAGAATGGTACATCGTTTAAGCTACCAGGTACTCCTTTTGCCACACTCAACTCAGCTTCTTCAACAGTATCATATATGGTGCAACAATCTGGTGAGAATCCAACCGTTGCTTTCCCAGTTGAGCCATACCTATTTTTAGCAACTACTATATCTAAACCAAACCTACCGTGCTTTGCACTCTCAAAGTCTACAGTCCAAGGATAGTGTGTAAACGCTACAATCTCTGCATCTTGTTCTAGATTACCAGATTCAGCTAGGTCACTAAGTTTAGGTATTCTTTCTGTTCTGTATTCTATATTACGATTTAATTGTGAAACCAAAATAACTGAAAGTTGTTCTGATTTACATAACCATTTATATCTTCTAGATGTATCACCTATCTTCAATCTTAAATCCCTACTATCATTTTTTGGATATTCTATCAAACCAATATGGTCGTCAATAACCACATCAGGTTTAATCTTACGTATTTCTCTAAATGTACTATCAATAGTACTTATGTTGTCATACATAAATAGTTTGTCAGTATACTTTTCTTTAATAATTTTTAAACTATTTTCAATTACTTCTTTATTAGTGACTGCATTATGTCTGAGTGCGTGATATGTAATGCCCTCTGATTCCATAGCAATAAACTTTTTCATCATCTCAGTATTAGGCATCTCTCTGTTAAACATAACAACCTTCTTGCCAGACAACACTAAGTTTCTAGCTATATTGGCAACTGTCGTGGTTTTAGCATTCCCAGGTCGCCCAGCAAAGATGGTTATTTCTCCTTTCGTCATACCAGATATAATATTATCTAGTGCACCGAATCCAGTCTTGGTTAGTTGTCTACCATTAAATATAGAATCTTTGGTAGCATCTAATAATGAATCTAAATCAAATGATTGTGTAGGGTCTAGGTTTAGTAGATTGCCAGTAGTTTCATATAATTGTTCTAACAAACTATGAACTCCAGAAGAAGAATCTTTTGCATCTGTAGCAACTTTGTAAGATTGTTTCACTATCTCTCTCTTTAACCAATCCTCGTATACTTGCTTTGAGTATACTTCTACATTAGCAGCTGTAGCTACACTTTCTGATAGACCAGTAATATAGTAAGCTTCGTTCTTTACTTTAGCACAGACACTAACAGTATCCACTGGTATTCCTTCTGAGTCTAAATCGCACATAGCTTTCCATATGGTTTTATTTTTTGTATTGTAAAAGAAATCATCATCTTGTATCCAAGACTTTGCTTTCATCAAAGCTTTGCTATCTATTAAGATAGAACCTAATACTGCTTTCTCTGACTCTATATTATGAATTGCTACTGAATCTTGTGGTACCATTATTTATACTCCTTACAATCTGGGGCGTCGATACAATCTCCTTCTACACAAGGTATATTTTTATACAATCCTTGGTCTAGAAAATTCTTTTCAAACTTAGTTCCTTTTCCATCTTGTATCTCTATTGCCCACACTCTCTTACAATGAACACATCTTGTTGGAACTCTTGTTGTTGATATGAAATCAATACCAGCTTGCTCTACATTAAATCTAACATTCTGTTTATTTGTTTCATACTTATCTATTACTTGTTTGTCAAACCATTCGTCTGCATTTTCTGGGTCTATTTGTTTTATATAATATCTTGCAGATTCAAATCTTGCTCTGTTCATATCAAGATATTCTTTTTTCATATAATCTAATCCAGACTCTAGTTTGTCTGTTTTGATGCTATCTGACATATCACTCCTCTATCTTAAATGTTCTCTGAATCAACTCTAATAAATCTTTATATCTAATAGTCGCATATATCTCGCCTCTATCTTGTTTGATAAGAGTAATATCACAACTATCAGGTGGTAAAAGATATTGAGCTATATTCTTTCTGACCTTGCATTGTACTTTCATCTCTTGAGATAACTCTGGAGATAATAAATACTCTATAACAACGTCTACTTCAGGGTCTTGTCCTAAACTTCTTCCATCACTACCCCAAGCTCTTTTAGCCGAAAACCCATGGTCTTCTGCTATTTTAACACATTCTTTCTCGAATCTGTTGCCTTTTGCCTTTTCTTTGTTTGCCATATCATTTCCTTACATTTTTTTAAACTTTTTGAAAAAAAACCTTACGAGAATGCCCCTATATGCGTGTATAATTACTTTTTCGATATAACTATCGCCTAATGTGTGTTTCGTCCATACAGGGGCAATTATGAGCCTTATTTAGAAATATACCTATTTTTGAGCTCTGAATACAGTTTTCTCAGTGAATAAAGTAATATTTTTTCCTCTCGCTTGTCAAGATTATATATTTCTTTATCTCCAACTATCCTTCTCTTGCAACCAACCATTTCATTGGTTCCATATTTGTATCCAAACTCTTGTTGGAACTTAGACATTACTGAGTTCCACTTAGATATATCCATTAATCGCAAGTCTCACAAAATGAAGGGCCCATTACTGTTGCTGCGTTCTTCAATACATCTTCTGCAGTTACATGCTCTGAGTTTTCTATTTTATCAAACTGAGCTCGGAACTGAGATTTTATCTTGTTTCTTAATTCAACAGTAGATTCGTCTTCATCTTCTTTTCTGCATAGTTCTAATATTTCTATTAGCCCCATACATTCTTCTTTCTTTAACTTTAGTGTGTAGTCTGTCATTAGAATGGCAATTCGTCTTCTTTAACATTAACTACTCTATCAGATTTGAAAACATTGAATGCAACAGGAGATGTTCTTTTTTCTCCATCTCTATTTGTCCATTCTTCTTGCTCTACCTTGATTACTACTGGGTTTCCATGTATATCGCCCTCTGTAATCATAGGCAAAGAGTATCTACCGTTTTCATCTTTTTCCATCTCAAATCCACAAGCCTCACAGAAAATCATATAACCTTTATTTTGTCCAGGATTGTCTTTTAAGTTTGGATACTTCTTAGGGTCAGGTTGTTTGAATCTAAAGTAACCTTTTGATTTTACCTGACTACCTTTATACTCAGGGTGCTTTTCACCATCTATAGTATATACTGCCTCAAAGATATCTGCGAGAAACTCGCCCTTAATAGTAACATCTTTTTTGATAGTTAACTTACTTACTGTTGCCTCATAAGAGCCATCAGCAACTTGTTTCTTAGCACCAGACTCAGAAGCACTAGGGTCATAGTATGCCTTATTGCTATCCAAGTCATTGATTAGTGAACTTACATCGCTCATTTTTTACTCCCAATTAATTTAGACATTACTTTATCGTAATTGTCTTGATTTATCTTACCAGACTGAAGTGCTTTATACACTTGGTCTGCTTCTTTTTTGTCCATCTCTGCAATAACGTCCATAAGATTATTTGCTTGAATTTCATCAAGACTCTTATCTACATATTGCTTACGATAAACATCATCTGCTACATTACATAGTCTATTTACTGCGACCTTGAACGCATCTGAGTTAGCAGCTTTTAGGTCATTGCCTAAGTCTACATACCCTGAGCCATTTCTAGACACTGCTATTCTATGTGCTGCAACTGAGTCAAAACTACGAGGTACACCTTCGTCCATAACTTTAAGACGTCCGTGAACTACAATAGCCTTGTCTCCAAGAGTTTCATACTTGATTACTTCCCAAGACCAGATAGGATAATGTTGGTTTAGTCGCCAACGCATATATCCCTCATCTACATAGTCAAAACCATTTCTACTTTTAACTACGTCGCTTGGAGTAGGTGTTTCTGAAACCTGTTGGTGTTTTTGAATTAATACGTCATCTTGAATTGCTTGGTCGTGCAATACTTCCATAGCATCTCTTCCGTACATATCTAATTCAGCCATTTTACCCATTTATACTCCCATTGTTGTAAGGACATAGATGTCTAACCTCGCAATAAGATTGACACTTTCTACCGTCCCAAGTTTGTTCTATTGTACATTTACTTGGCAAATTACCAGTTTCTAATGCATATGTCAAGTCTTTTTTTGCAGAAATGAATTTATTTTCAAGCACTTCATCATCATACTTAGGAACTTCGATAAGATATATATTCTTATCTAGCCCAGTATTTCTAGCCGCTTGCAATCCACCATCTCTTAATGTAACTTGTATATACATTTTATCTACTTCGTGTCCTTGCTTTTCTAACAAGTATCTGTACCAATTTACTTGCCAACCCCAATCTCCGAAGTCGGCTTTTGATTCGTCTCTATACCATTCCTTGACTTTTTTTAGAGAACCTTTCTTTCCCCATTTACCAGACGTTTTATATCTCTCTCTATTAGGGTCATCTACATATTTAAATGACATACCTAATAGTTTAGCGCATTTAAAAGAGCCAGTATTCTTGTAGTCTATAAGAAGTTTTGTTTCTTTATCATACAAGTCTGCTATACCAGTTATGTCAAACTCTTCTAATGCCTCTTCTTTTAAGTGTCTGTTATCTTGCCCTTTCTCGAGTTTCAAGTGGTGTAGAGTACCTGCTAAAGAGAACGCTCTGTCTTGTGGGTCTATATAATAGTCCTTTGTCCTTTTAAGATAGGCCTCACAAGAGCCTACTAACAGTTCAGTAGTAGATGGTTTCCTATTAGGGTCTCTTTCTCTAGACATTTCTATCAGAGTAGGAAGAGACATACCCATTAGTTCTATATCTACTTTACCTTTTTTTACATCTTCAAACGAGACTTTATCTCCATTTGGGTAAACGAAACCAACTGCCGGCATCTGCATTTCCTTTCACATATTCTTCAATTAATTTATGAAGGACATCTTTCATTGATAATCCTTCCTTTATTGCCTTCGACTTAAACTTTATCCAAAGTTCTTTGTCAATGACAAATGATGTTTGGTATCTATTTTTCATATTGAAATATAGCACAATAATTTAATGTTAGTCAAGATTAACTTTAAAACTTTATAAGTCAAGTTCCATAAGTTGATTATCTACGTGTTCTTTTTCATTGTCAGGTACATAATCAAAGTACTCACATAATATATTGTATGCTTTTTGATATCTTTTAAACTCCTTGAAGTTTTTATCGACATCTGATATTGCTTTTGAATAGTCTTCTTCTAATTTTTGTAGATATAGAAGTAGTGCGTCTAATTCTTTATCTACTCTTTTAAACTGCTCGTAACCTTTGCTCATGATTCTCTCCAGTGTTGTTGTTAACTATTTCACTTACCCAACCTGCTCCTGCGACGTATTTAGTTTCTACTCTGAAACCTAGCTCGTCTAGTTCTGCAGTCAGTTCAAGTATTTTTTTATTAATATTTATTGCTCTTTTATCTCTATCTTATCTATCTTTACCCATTTGTCCTCCTGGTTAAGTACATAGTATCCTAGACTTTGATTAACTCTATCTAGGTCTTTTATGAATCTTCTCATCTTTTCAGTAAATATAATATTATTCTTATTAAGATGACCTTCGTCTTTTATAGACCACGTCTTGTTTGTTGCTTTACTCATCTATACCTCGCATTACAGACGTCAAAAGTTTTATAGCTTTCTTTACTTCTGCATAACTTTCGTCGTCATTGTTTTCTTCTAGTCTATCTAGCAAGTCGTATAATATAAAATATATATCTTTAACTTGTAAATACTTTGTATCGTCTAATATATTTATAGTATTCATTAACATCTACCTCCGTCTAATATTCTATCGTATTCATCTCTATTGCCCATAGTTTCTTCTGCCACAATCTCTTTAAATTCAGAGTAAGTAACAACTTCTTCAGAGCAGTCGCAATCTTTCATATAGTATTCTTCAATACCACAATATCCACAGACCATCATATCGTCTGTATCTATCATTTCTATAACACCTTCTTTGTGGTCAATCATATTTCCCTCACATTGTTCACATTGTTCAACAAAAACTTTAGGCTCGTCGCCCTTTACTGAGTTACCACACTGACATATAACAGCGGGTGTCCATAAACCCTTGGACGACTTGCCCTTTTCTTCCGATATAAAACTAAGATAACTCATTATCTTTGGTCATCTGCATAGTCTTTTTGTTTCTCGTTCCATGCATCATATATATTTTGATTGTGTGATTCACACTCTGCTATCTCGTTGATAAATGTATCGTGAGCAAAGTCTGTATCGTATATATCTAGACCAGTCTCTTCATCGTGAGTCCACGGCACTAGTATAGTTATTACTTTATCTTCCATTATCTTACCTATTGTTAGTGAGACAGATAGAGGTGCCCAACCAATGTACTTGCAAACATTAACAGACCAAGAGCGGTCGGGTTGTATACCGACACTAGCCTTTTGTCTAGTATTAATTGTTTGTATATGTACTTTCTATCTGTCTCAATTATTAAAATCATACCCAAATTTGCCTATAAAAAATATTAATGTCAAGTAAAAAAGTAAACATTTTTAAAAAATATTTGGCGGTTATCTTGCCCTTTTTGACTGTTATCTTGCCCATATATATATATTAAATCAAAAAATTTTCCCGAGGGGCGTTAGCCCCTCAGGATTGTCTAGACTAGAATGGTAAGTCTAGCTCTTCGTCTACTGAGCGATGAATCTCTCCATCTCTGGTGTTTTCTAGATACTTCACTATATTGTCGTAGTGTCCCTCGAAATTAATTCTTCGGAAGACAACCTCTGACTCTGTATCTGAGTTGTAATCACCAATATAAGTATTGAAGAAGCTCGTATGATACCAGTCTGAACTTAGTCTATCGTTAAAGTAGAAGTAGGGCGTTCCTGTGTCGTAAAGCCTAACCTCTATTCTGTCTATCATAAGACTATGAGCAGTTAACTTCTTGGTATCTCTGTCTATGTACACCGAGCCATGATTGTGCTTATGACAAAACTCGAGATGTCTCTCAGGAGTATGTCTATTTTCAAGTCTATCAAGACTTCTCTCTCTGTAGTGTTCCACTACCCAGTCGGGTAAGTCCATAGAACTCATCAGAGAAGGCATATTCATGACTGGATTCCATCTTCTTCTCAGTATCTCTACAAGGCCTTTCATAGCCTCGTTCAGACAATAGTCTGCTGATTTATCAGAGATACTCATTAGTTGCTCGGCATATGGTTTGCACAGAGCAATCATCTGTCTATACTCTTTGATATTTACTTTCTCTTTTAATTTCTTACAAGTATTCTCGAAAGTATCAAAGTCGTATTCTCCATCAATGAGAACATGCTTATCACGATAAACAACTTTCTCTAGACTGCTAAATATATTCTCGTCTCCTGTTAGGACTCCAGGTGTTGACAAGAATTCTCTACTTAGAGCACTTCCATGCTCCTCGTATAACTCGTTTGCAATCTCTTTTGCGTAGTCTATTAAAGTTGTCCAGAAGATAGCCCATGCTCTCATCTTTGTCTCGTTAAGAGTTCCATTGTGGTATCTTATCTCTATGCTACCTATCCCATCTTCTCGTAGTCCAGGGTGCATATTCAAGCCATAGTACCTCTTGTCGTTCCAACGACTATCGCTGTATCTATTCGTATCATACCAGTAGTCGATGAAGTCATCTCTATCTCTAACATTGTTCAACTCGTAAAACGCTTGAGACATTGGTTGACAATATCGATTGTTTCTTCTCGATGGTGGTAGCATACTATACAAGTGAGGCTCTATGGTTTTGACTATACCTGCTATTACGACTCTGTGATACCAGTCAAGGTCTCTGGCGTCGAAGTGCATGTGTTGTCCACAAGATACATCGACATAGCCATCTGCCTCTCTTTTGATAGTATCAGTTATGATAGCAATTTCTCTCCATAGATAATCTCCTCTGCGAGGTTTCATATCTACTTCAGAGCCGACAAAACCCTCTTGAGCACGATTTAGCGAGCCATCTTGTCCAGAAGTATCTCTGGAATGCTCGTAATGTACTCTGTATTCTCGATTTATCTTACTCATTAGAGTATTATTTATCATATGTCCGATTTCATAGCTATCGTCAAGAGAGTTATAGTGCTCTATCTCTATACCGACATGTCTTTTGCTCGGTATTTTGTTATATGTATTAGGCACTATCCATCTGTGTTCGTCTTCTGTGCGATAAGCTATACCCTCTCCAGTATGGGGTATTTCTACTCTATGAGCAAGATACTCTGGTATTGCAACATCAGGACTGCTTAACTCGTCGTTTACATACCACTCTGGATATGTATTAGGAGGATTACAACTATCGCAATAATACTCTCCAGTATCATCACAATAGTTATAGTCTCCGTACTCGGTGTCTATCTCTGCGTCGCAGTCTTCACAATTACGAAACCTATCGTTGTAGGCGTCTTGAGAGAAGTATTCTCCGACATTTTCAGAGTAGCACGCATCATCGATATGTACAACATCTCCAGTCTCGTAGCACTCTACATAGTCGTCTGCACAGCTTTCGCAGATTTCCTGTCCCATGTCGTTTGTATAGCCATATTCTACATCATCTGTAGTTAGCTCATTATCACAATCTGAACAACATAGAGACACTAGATTCGTCTCTTCTGCTGGCTCTTTATATCCTTCAGGAGGCATAGTCAAACTCCATTTCTTCTTGCAGAGTATCTTTGCTAGCTATGTAGCCACCCTGCTCGAAATATTCATAATCGTATAACCTCTCGACCAGACACCATCTATTTGGAGTTAGGTTGCTCTCTGCATACCATTGTCCATTACGAGGGTCGAGGAAATACCACTCTTCCTCATCTGCATTGTATTCCCAGTATTCACTCGAATCTCTTTCTTCTACTGGGTATAGATTCTCTAGAGTATCCAAGCCATAGTCCATCATCTCCATAACTTCTGATACAGAGACATAACCATCGTCGGGTACATCTTGATTTAAGAATCCAAACTCTATATCAATGTCTATGAAGTCGGAATAATCTGTGTCGTCTTTATAGTCGTTGATATCGTAGTAGTTCGAGTATACTTGATACTCTCTGCTTTTGTATTCGAAGTCTGTCTTGTCTACATTAGTTGCTAGACCATCAAACTTGCGAGTGTCAAAAGCATACAGAGTATTTGTATTAATCTGGTAATGCGTACACTCTACACCAGCAGAGGCAAACGCTTTCTCTAAGAAGCCTGCTTCAGAAGCATAGTATAGTACTCGTGCTTTCTCCCAGTAGGCTAAATAGCAAGGACGATTTTTTTCTCTCGCTAGGTATAGTGTATGAGTATTATTCTTAACAAAAGAGATTGCAAAGTCTCCATCTAAATGACTCGCAACGGCGTTCATATCAGTCTCTCTGTCGACTAATTCGAACAGATACTGAGTGTCTACTGAGCACGCTTTACCGACTTCTTTTTCAAGTTCGGTGGTGTTGTATAGACAGCCATTGTGGGCTCCGATAGTATTCCCGATATGAAATGGGTGAGCATTCTCTAGCGAGATTTCGCCCATTGTAGCAAATCGAGTATGTCCTATATAAATACTAATGTCGTTCATTCTACGCAGAGCATTACTGAACTGAGTAGTCTTTACGAACTCGGAAGATGGAGACAACGACTTATGTACGAGGCTATTACCCTTGCCAATCTCTGCAAGACCTGAAGAATGCCTACCTCTTGACTCGCTACTGATAGCGAGAGATGTCAAGATAGTCTTGGCTTTCTTTAGTTGCGTCTTACTGAGTGGACGAGGGCTCTTAGCCATTCCATATATTCCACACATAAGGCATCATTCTCCTATATTAGTTAAAGTAATAGACGCCCAGAGAAAAGAGTGGGTATCTCTAGGCGTTTCGTCGTATAACGACTCGTCAGTATTACTATTGTATCTCGTCCATAATAGACTTAAATACATTGTAGTCTGTCTGCAGATTATATGTCGTATAATCAATTCCTGTCTTCGCTTTCGTTTTGAGAGTCTTCTGTATAGTAGCCTCTCTCATGAGAGCGTACTGCTCTGTCTTGATACTTTGCATAAGTTGTAGTACCTTGTTGTACTTCTCTTCTATGCGTCGCATTTGCAGTAGAAGTTCTCTTCTCTCTGCTGTTTGTTTGTCTGGCATATAAGCCTCCTTTACTTTGTTTAAGTTCTACTTCTCCGAGACTATCCATCTCGAGAAAGTCTAGTAATATTCTATTCGCCTTTTCAATCTCGGCGTTATGAATGCTTATCTTTTTTGTATAATGTCTTAACATCTCGTGTCCTAGACGATTATATTTTGCTGTCTGGAAATATATCTTACGAGCCTTGACTTGCTTAGGGTGTAAGCCCTGCTCTGATAATATCTCTCTATGCATATCTACTACTTGTAGGCACTCTTTTATCTTGCCTTTACTAAGGTTTAGGCTCGTCAGTAGTTTAGGTGTCTTGCGTTTAGACATTCTCGTTAGCTCCTGTTGTACAACGCCTTGCGTACATATTCTGCGAACATGTCGAAGCGTGCTCCTGTCGTGTTGCTGTTGACGGCGCTGTGTATTCTCATACTACTATAATCTGAGTATATCTCTATGCAACCTTGTTGTCCTGCGAGATGTTTATGCCTGAGTATAGACTTGATTGCGTCGTTTAGGCTATTCGTATAGTCCATCGTCATGTCGGTACGCACCCAGAAAGGGTGGTCGTTGTCTTGTGATGGCTCGTAGTAGAGTTTGTAAGAACTCGTACCACTTTTCTGTATGGTAACGCTAAGAGTCGGTTTCATCTCTTCGAGAGATACTTCCTTAGTCTGAGTGCATTTGCATGTCGGACAAGTCTCGCGTCTAGTAATCGTCGTTACGTTCATTGTGTTCTCCACAAGTTGTTCTCGGTGCCCTGCCGAGATGGTTATAATATTCTGGGCTTTGCCCAAATTTAAATATAAAACTTTGCTCTCGCAAGAACTTTGTTGGACGCGTCCCTTATCCTCTATTATCTTGCCTGGCGAGGCGAAGCGAGGCGATTAAATTTGCGTAAGCAAATCGCCGAGCGAATATCTTGCCAAGCGAAAATCTTAGACAATTATCTAGCCTGAGTTGGTGGGGTTTAAAAAAAAACGAGCCAATTATCGTGCCATACACTCTAATATCTAGCCAAGCCTGATGGGTTTGAGTTGTACTGTTGGAGCTGATTTTTGGTCTCGAAAATATTTTAAAATAATTCTTGTAATTCTCGTTTTTTAGCCCCAATTTCTCTTATATGCGAAGCGATAAAGACAACAAGACAAATAAGGAAACCGAAGTTCTCGGGAAAGGAGGTAAAGCGACTATGGCAAAAAGAACAACAATTGAAACTTCTGAAGAGTTCAACGAGTTGTATTCTCAATTAGTTCCGGCGATTAATACCGATGCCGAGTTTCATTCTAGATTCAGATTGAAAGGCTCGGCCGGTGGAACTAAAAGCGAGGTTATGTCTGCATATTCTAAAGAGTGGAAAAAATTAGAATCTCAAGTAGATTCTCTTAATGCTCTACTTATTAGCGATGATGTGCGAGACACTGCCGGCGATTCTGTTTTAGTTCGTGTTATGGTATCCAAATATGATAATGCGACAAGTTCAGAACAAATGGCATATAACCGAGTGTTAGAGAATCACTCGAAGAAATAATAGGTTGACTTTGTCGCTTCGCTTACTTAGTTCTCGTGGGGCTCAGAACTCGGGGGTTTGTCTCTGCGTTTCCCTTGACTCGGCAAAGTTTTGCGGTAGCAAATACTTTGAAGTGTCAATGGGTTTAAACGCTTGTAGAGAGGAACTCGTGAGTTCTGAGTCCCTAAGAGAACAGAGTAAGCGAAGCGAAGTGCAACGGAGCGGAGCGATTACCAAATTTTCAACCTAATTTGTAATTTTCAATTTGGAAAAAGACCGGCACGGTCTTGTGAAAACAAAAGAGACACACAAAATTGTGCAATTTTTGAGTTTTTGAACCTTTTTATGGTTTTTCCCTTAGAGTTCATAGAGTTTCTCTAGAGATGCTGTAGAAAAATTTTTTTTAGAAAAATTTACAAAGGGAAAGCTTATAGCTCTCTTAGTTTCCGTCCTTCGGACTCCAAAAAATACAAAGTTGTCTTTATGTGCGTCAAGACTCTTTTTGTTTATTTTGTAAAAAATTTTTTTTCTGGGGTATTTGTAATAAAAGTGTTGACATAAATAAAAATTTTGTTCTAATTTGCTGTGTATTCAAATTAATAGGGAGAAAAAAATGCAAAATAATGTTGGAAAAATAAAAATTGGTGGACATTCTTATCAAGTAATAGAATTAGAATTAGTTCACGAAGAAAGTAGTAAGGAATTGTATGGTAGACACGAAGTTAAAACTAATACTATACTACTTAATAACACTATACACCCAGATAGAAAGAAAGAAACCTTCATTCATGAAGTATTACACGCAATATTACTCAATGGTGGTCACGAACATCCAGAACATATCATTGATTGCATCTCAAATGGCTTATTTCAATTAGGAGTAGGAGAACATCTATGGAAAAGCTTAAAAAAATAATTCGTATAGCTAAAGAAGAAGGCGACAAAGAAACTGTGCAAAAGCTACAGCAAGAATTTGACGCAGAATTAGAGAAAATACGCAAAAACCTTGATTGGAAGCGCTATGAAGAGGTCTTAAGAGGCCTAGAAGATAAACCTGATATGGAGGATTTTCCTAAATATGACAAAAAAAACAAATAACGATGTAATAGAGTACATCAAAAAAGAATATCCAAACACAGAACAAGAGTTCCAAGTACTGTTAAATGAAATGTATAAGACATTTTGTAGAAAACAATTTGACTATGGGCCTGGAAACATAGCAATGGGAACAATGTTGAAGGATAGTAAAGAAATCAATACATCACTACTAGGTATTATAGTAAGGATGAATGATAAGATAAACCGACTAGTTAATTTAGCCACTAAACACGACTTCGAAGCACAGAATGAGCCTTTAGAGGATGCATTCTTAGATGTTGCGATATATTCGGTAATGGCATTAATAGTCAAAAACAACAAATGGGGCAAATAATATGAATGACTACGAATACAAGTTGAGAGAATATTCTCTAACATTGTCTCCAAAGCAAATAGAATATATTAGCCTTGCTTTAGAGAATCTTGGTATTGGTGGAGTTGAGGATAATTATTTTCTAAATGACTGTGGAGAGTTTGTTTTAGAAGATATGTGGAATCAAATTCATGAACTAGAAAAGAAGGCGGGTAAATAATGGCTGTAAATAAATGGACAGAAGATGAAATTAGAATCTTAGACCAATACGAACGTACTGCTAAATCTGCATTTGTATTATATCAGGAAATTAGAAAGGCTGGATATAATAGAACGTATAAAGCAGTAACTAAAAAGATAGAAGCCTTAGGACTTCGTAAGCCTACAAGATATACTTCAGGTCATGATATCACTATTGGATACTTAGATATTGAAACTACTGGGTTTAGTGCTAATATTGATTTAATGTTATCCTGGTGTCTTAAAGGTAGAGGAGTTAAGAAGGTTGAAGGTGCTTGGATTACTAAAGAAGAGCTAATGTCTGAAAAACAAGATGCACGTATCGTAGAGCTTCTAGTAGAAGAAATGAACAAGTATGATGTAATATTCACATATTATGGTACTAGGTTTGATATTCCTTTTATTAGAACAAGAGCTTTGTATCATGGAACACACTTTCCAATGCATAAAACAAAATCACATAAAGACTTGTATTATGCTGTAAAGAGTAAACTAAAGTTACATCGCTCATCTTTGATGGCGGCAACAGAGTTCTTTGGTATTGCTGGTAAAACAAGAGTAAAACCAGAGCACTGGCAAAAAGCACGTTGGGGTGATGAAAAATCAATGAAGTATATTTATGAACACAATGTTGCAGATGTAGAGATTTTAGAAAAACTACACAGAAAGATAGAAGACCATACACCACCACAGGTGAATGTACTATAGGAGGAAATATGTCAAAAAAAGAACAAAAGTTAAAAATAATGGATAATGGTAAGGAAATTGACTTTTACTTGTCTGAACTATCAGATGAAGCAAAAGCTCAATACAATCGTGCTAACGAACTTGCTGGTCAAATGATGAGATTAGACCAACAAGCAAACGAATTACGATTTCTTGCTAACAATTACATTCGTTTTGTTATTGACGAGCTAGACAACAAAGATGTTGACGACAAAGAGAAAAAATAAATAAATTATGAAAACTCGAGTCGTCAATAACATAACACATCGTTTATATGATAATATAGATGAATTTAGAGAATATCAACCAAATGTAAGTTTGGTAGAAGATTGGAGACACTCTAACAAAGGTGATTGGGTGTTATGTGATGATGGTCAGGTTTGTCAAGTATTGCATTTAGGTGTTCTTAAAAGAAAAGGAGCCAATACAAATACTTTTATTAGGACTGTTATTGGTTCCTTTGTCTGTAGTGAGTCTGTGAAAATGGATGGTGATATGAGGACAAACATGCATACGTTTGCAAAAGACGGAGAATCTCCTAGTGTAAGACGTAAAAAAAGAAAGAAAGCAAATGAAAAAGAGTTTTTGTTTGCATCTTACGTTGCAAAAGGAGATGATGTGGTAAAGGCATATATGAATGCTTTTCCAAGTAATAATGAAAAATACTCAGAACAACAAGCAAAAATGTTGTTAAAAACTGAAAGGGTACAGAACTTGATAAGAGAAGAAATAGATAAACACTTGCAAGAAGCTGAAATTACTCCAAAGTATCTTTTGGAAGAAATGAGAAATATTATAGACAAACCTGATAGCAGTGATAGAGATAGACTATCTGCATTAAATACATTAATTAAAATAACAGGAATGTTAGATACAAGCAAAACTACAGAGACTGTAGCTTTATTCCAAGGATTTTCAAAGGAGCAATTAGATGCAATTCAAGAATCGAAATACAAAAAGATATCAGAAAGCAGCAAAATTACTGAGAAGTAGAAAAACTAGATGTATAATCTGCGATAGTAGAATTAGACTTACTGGTGTTTTAATGATGGATATAGCAAAGAATGATGTCAAAGGAATTAAGTGCATTGAGTGCATATCTGAATATGATACTAACTTTAATATAAAGGAAATTGGTGTATGTCCACACAAAGGAATAGCATAATGAGATTAGCTGCATACGGAACATTAAGAAGAGGCGGCATAGATATTGGTGTCATAGAAGGATTTAGTTTAGTATTTCCTGGAACACAATCTTTTCCAGCTATGATAAAGAATGAAAATGGAAAAGGAGTAGTTGTAGAATTATTAGATGTTGATAAGGAAGACCTAAATGCTATGGATAGATATGAAAACGTAGAAGGCGGTCTTTATGTAAGAACAACTGCAAATGTGGAACTTTTAGATGGAACTAAAGAAAAAGCTTGGGTATATGTAGCTGGTCCTGTTTTATGGGAAAAGTCTAAAATATTTACAGAAGTTCCTGATGGAGATTGGTTTTCAGAAAAAACTGCAAAACTGCTAGGCAGAGTATATGAGCAAAAATTCAAAGAAGTCATTTAATATTATACCACCAGACCTTTCTCAAAAAGAAAAAGCTTTAGAGCTTGCTAAGAAAGATATAGTTACTTTTGGTCAAATGTTTTTACCAGAAGACTTTATGAAATCTACTCCTGCTCCATACCAGTACGAGTTAAGTGACTTACTTCTTGGAGAAGATAAACGTATTTGTATAATATTACCTCGTGGTCATGCTAAGTCAACATTGGCTAAAACAGCTTTGTTATATCAGTTGTACTTTGCTCCACCAGAAAGAAAACAATTTATAGCTTGGGTATCAGAAGAACAATCTCAGGCTATTGACCATATTAAATATATACAAAATCACATCGATATGAACCCTGCATTACAATATTACTTTGGTGATTTAAAAGGTAGTAAGTGGACAGAAAAAGAATTTACTACTGCAAGAGGAGATAGAATCATTGCAAAAGGTACATCTCAACGTTTACGTGGTCGTTCTCAATTAGGGTTAAGATATACAAATATTATTCTTGATGACTTTGAATCAGAATTAAATACGAAAACACCAGAAAGAAGAAGAGAGATTAAAGAATGGGTAATGTCAACAGTAGAACCCGCTTTGGAAAACTCAAAAGAAAATGAAGGTTCTATATGGCTTATTGGAACAATAGTTCATTATGATTCATTTCTACAAGGAGTTTATGATGGGTCTATAAAAGCTGAAAAAGAGAATAGAAAGTCTGCTTGGAATGTATTATATAAAAAAGCAATTGTAGATGGTATACCATTATGGCCTAACTATTTTACCAAAGAAAAGCTTGATGATATTAAAAGAAGATTTAGTGAGATGGGACTTTTGCATAAGTTCGCTCAAGAATACCAAAACGAAGCCCGAGACGCTGACAGTGCAAAATTCCACATTGACAGATTGAACTATTATGAGGGTGAATTAGTTTCAAAAAATAATTTTAATTATATGATGATTGATGAAGCTGCTATACCAGTAAATGTATATATGGGAGTTGACTTGGCTTATGAAGCAAATGCTAGAAGTGACTATCAAGTTATTGTTACTATTGCTATGGATAAGAATAGAAATGTATATTTAGTTGACTATTATAGAGAACATTCTCCTTTATATGATATGCCAAATAGAATTATTAAATATGCTAAAATGTATCACCCAGTAAGAAGAGTTAATGTTGAAAAGGTTGGTGCACAAGGATTAATTAAAGATTATGTAAATCAACTTTCTGGAACAGACAGAAAGCTTGCACCTGGATTAGCACAAGGTGTTAGACCTCCTAATGGTATTAAAAAAGAAGACAGATTAGAAGCTTTATTATGTCCTATAGTAAATAGTAGAAAATTATATATTAAAAAAGAACATGCAGAATTAGTAGATGAGATGTTCGAGTTTCCAAAAGGTAAAAATGATGACCTTCTAGATGGTTTGTGGTATAGTGTTACTACTGCAAAGCCTCCAAAAAGCTCTGCAATGGATATAGATAAGTTCAACGAAAACTCGGAAAAAGGCCCAGATATAGGCGTAAAACGAGCGATTTCTTGGATTACTGGGCAAAAAACATAATAATATCTTGACACAAGTAAAAAAATAATAGTATTTTTCTTATAAAATTTAAATTGGGAGAATACTATCAATTACGACGACAACAAATCAAAACCTCAAATTACAAAAGATTTGTTTAGAAGATGGCGAGATGCTAGAGAAACATGGGATGTTGAAGCTAGAAACGCTGTTGATTTTGTATTAGGAAATCATTACACTTCAGACGAATCAGATGCATTACAATCTGTTGGACAAGCAGATTTTGTTATTGACAGAGTATATGCAGCTGTAGATAAATTAAAATCACTTCTTACTTCTAAACCAGCTAGATTTATGGCTATTGGCAGAGAAGATTCAGATAATAGGCTTGCTAATGTTTGGAGTGGTATATTAGAATATGTATGGGATATATCAAAAGGTGATACTGTATTTAAACAAGTAGTTCATGACTATGCAGTAACAGGTCTTGGATATATGTATGTTTATGTTGACCCAGAAGACGATTTCGGACGAGGCGAAGTAAAGTATACTCACATAGACCCTTTTAGAGTTTATGTAGACCCAGCTTCTAGAGATAGATATTTTAGAGATGCTTCTGGTATTATTATGTCAACATATCTTACCAGAGAACAATTAATTAATTTATATCCACAAATAAAAGATATTGTTGATGATATTGAAGTTGGAGCAAATAGTTTATATGGAGAAGACTATCCAAGTTCTAATTTAAAAAATAGTAATCAAGTATTTACTCCAGATGAAGCAAAAGATTTAGACTATCTTGTAAATCAAAAATATCAAATATTAGATAGATTTTATAAATTAAAAGTTCCATACTACAGATTATTTAGTGTAGTTGATGGACAAGAAAAAGTAGTTGATATTGAAAAATACAATTTACTTCTAGAAGATGAAGAAGTAGCAAATGCTATAGAAACAGGACAGTTAGAAGTAACTGAAATACAACAAACAAGAATTGCTCACTGCTCAAGTGTTGGTGATACATTATTATTTGAGCGTATTCTAAACACTGACATATATCCGATTATTCCATTTTCTAACATATGGACAAATACTCCCTATCCAAAATCGGACGTGAACAAGGTTAAAGACTCTCAAAGGCTTTTAAATAAGTTATTCTCTTTGACCTTGTCACACGCTCAATCAGCAGCTGGGCTTAAGTTATTGGTTCCTGAAGGCAGTGTGGACAATATTAGCCAATTAGAAAAAGACTGGGCTAATCCAAATGCGGTTATAGAATATAACCCAGAATTTGGTAATCCATACTTTCCTCAACCAGCTCCGCTCACCAGTGAATTTTATTATCTTATAGATAGAGTGGAGAAATATATAGATTTAAATTTTGGTATACCTGAATTATTACAAGGGTTCCAGGATAAAGCACCAGACTCTGTAAGAGGAACTATGCTTATATCACAAATGGGTGAATCTAGAGGTAAATCAAAATTAAGAGATATTGAAGGAAGTTTATCAATGGTAGGAAAGGTTGTTTATAATCTTTGTAAAGACCATTATGACTTTGAAAAGAAAATTAAGATTGTACAATCTAATAACAACTTAACAGAGTTTACTATTAATAATAGATTGTATGATGATAAAAGATTGGAAATCTTGTCCATTGAAAATGATATTTCATTAGGACAACATGATATCCGAGTAGTATCAGGCTCAACGTTACCTAGCAACAAGCAAGTAGAATATAACACTTACCTTGAAGCTTATAAACTTGGTCTGGTAGATGATGTCGAGGTTTTAAAGAAAACTGAAATCTTTGACAAAGAAGGTGTTCTTCAAAGAAAAGGACGTATGGCTCAAATGCAATCCTACATAGCACAACTTGAAAATCAAGTAAAGAAACTTTCAGGAGACTTGCAGACAGCAGATAGAGAAATGGTTAATGCTCGTAAGAGAGTAGAAACTGAGAAGTTCAAATCTAGGCTGAATGAAGTTATCCAAGATACGAAAGTTAAAGAAAGAGGAAAGCTACAAGACTTAGGAAGAGCAATTGACAATATGTCCGATGATGAAGGATAATAAGTAAAACGAGACGGTTCTGCATTATTAAATGAAATCGTCGGAAGGAAAAGTAAAAAATGGCAAATGAACAAGAAAACCAACAGGTTGAACAGGTAGACCCAATTGTTGCAGGAGCTGCTGGAACTGAGTCAACTATTTCAGTAGAAGAGCAACCAGCTGAAGGTGAAGAAACATCTGAAGCGGTTGATTGGGAAGCAGAAGCAAAAAAGTTTCAATCAATGTATGATAAAAAAACAGCTGAATATGAAAACTTTAACAAAGAAGCTCAAGAGCTTTATCAGTTAAAAAATCTATTAGCTGAAAGACCAGACGTTGTGCAAGCTATGGAATCTGTTCTTAGTGGACAATCTGCTGAGGCACAAAAGAGCAACGACGAAATCGTAAGTCAAGAATCTTTTGACCCTTGGGATGCTTATTACAAGCCAGACTCTCCATCCTACAAAATGAGGGTGCAAAGAGAAACTGAGCTTGTACACAAAACAGTTGACCAAGAACTTGGTAAACTGCAGCAGGCTATGGCAGTAAATAATTTAAAAAGTGAGTTAAAGTCTAGACATAAAATGTCTGACTATGAAGCTGAAGACTTTATTCAGTTTGCTACTACACCAAGAGGTGACTTACCAATCGATACTCTTATCAAAGTATATAGAGAAAGAGATGGTAGAAAAGTAAACGAAAACAAGAAAGCAGTTGAAAAAGCTCAAAGTATTCCTCAATCGGCCGGAGTACTCCAAGGTGCAGAGCCACCACAAAAAGGAGAAAAAGACCAAGTGTGGGATAGAATTATGAATGCTGGTAGCATAGGAAGAATAGCAAAAAAGTAAATTTAGGAGAAAAAAATGGCTTTTAATCAAGGACAACTAAAGTCATCACAGATTACTGCTGCTGCAGCTAACGCTGGTGTGGGTCAGGCCCCAGACCAAAGAAGGCTGTACGACTTTTCTGATAGAGTTTCAGAACTTATGCCAGAAGAGTCACCATTTTTCGTCTACCTAAGTCAAGTTTCTAAAGTTGCTACAGATGATTCTGTATTTCGTTTCTTAGAAAACAGAACAGGTATTAACTACACATCTCGTAACTTTAGTTTGGCTGCGGACGTAAATGGCGGTAGTGCTGTATCTGCGGGCTCTGTCTACGATTTTACAATCGATGATGGAGCAGGAGCTGGAATTGGCTTCGTTACCAAAGGTATGGTAGTAGCAGTGAAAACTGTTGACGACACAAACGGTTATGGACAAGCGTTAGTTAGAGTTGAGTCAGCACCTAATGTACAAACAGCATCAACTACCTTCTCAGGTAGAGTTATTGATGTGTCAAATTCAAGCGTATCAGGATACAATGTTTTATCAGATAATGATGAAGCACAAATCGTTGGTACATCATTTGAAGAAGGAACAGGTTCACCTGATACTTTCTCAGATACAATTGAAGATGACTATGGGTATACTCAAATCTTTAAAACAGCTTGTGAATTAACTAACACAGCAATAGCTACAAGATATCGTGGCTATGAGAATGAATTCGATAGAATTTGGGCTCAAAAATTACGTGAACACAAAGTAGACATCGAAAGAGCTATGCTTTTCGGTCAAAAAGCTCGTGTTAACGGAGTACAATACACTGAAGGTCTTGTTGGACACATTGTAAAAAATGTTGCTCCAGTAACTGACAATTCAGCATTTTCATATTCATCAGGTGCGCCTTATTACAGAAGTGTAACTCAGGCTGAATTAACTTATGATAGATTACTTGCTGACTTAGAGGTTATATTTGACCCTGCAAGAGGCGGTTCAGGTGAAAGACTTGTATTAGCTTCATTGCCAGTAATTACATTCTTTAACAAAATGGGCGACGGTGCTTTCATTGATGCTTCTATAGGTCAATCATCTACTCCATTTAGAGTAAACATGAACAATGTACAAGGTAACTTCGGTCACCAGTTAATGGAAATTAACACTGTACACGGTTCTATGTACTTAGTGAAAGAACCTCTATTTAGAGGTATTGCAAGTGGCTTCATGCTTATGGCTGATATGTCTAAATTAGCATACAGACCATTAGTTGGAAACGGAATTAATCGTGATACTCAAATCATGACAAACGTACAAAATGCGGATGAGGATTTAAGAAAAGACATGATTATGACCGAAGCTGGTCTTGAAATCACACTTCCAGAATGTCATGCTCTATACAACGTGGAGGGATTATAAGATGGCAAGAGGTAGTATATTAGAAAAAAATAGCGGTAATGGTGGATATTTATTACCAGTTGAAAAAGTAACTGCAGCTAAAACTTTAGATGCAGTTAAAGATAGTGGCAAGGTTTTAGTTGTCGCTAACGCTGGTAGTGCATATGAAATCACTTTACCTACAACTTTAGAAGTTGGAACTCAGTATAAACTAATCTTTGAAGATTCACCAAATGCAGCAGTCACTATTGCAGCTGGCTCAGCAATTCTGTTTGGTAAAATCGCAGAAGGTGAAGTTGATACTAGCGATGATGCACCAGGTTCAGCAGGTGCTACAGGTGTTTCAAATGTAATTTTTGGAACAACTACCGATGAAGGTGACCACATTGACATCGTTTGCGATGGTACAAAATGGTACTTCAATGGTATGACAGCCGTAGACGGAGCTGTAACAACATCATAATAGTTATTAGGTACTATGGAGTGGGCTAGTCCCACTCCGAAACCTATAAAGAATTTTAATTAATAGGAGATAAAATGGCAAATTACAATGTAGTAACTAAGATTATTATTGGAAATCTAAGCCCAGACGCTGATTCTGTATCTGGTTCTTTAGCTAAAGAAATTACAGATTATATTGAAACACTAGATGATTCTACTGGAGCAATTATAGACATACAAGCTACAGAGCTTGACAGAGGTAGAATTGCATATATTATAGTTCATAAAGGATAATGGCTAACTGTCAACATTGTAGTGAGCCTAACCCAGAAGGATACTTTAATTGTCCTTCATGTGGGTTAAGAGCAGCTCCTAATAAATGGAATACGAATTTTGTTATTAGAGAAAACAACTCAATGGCAAGAGCTATTCGTACAGACCAAATAGATTTTAATACTTTGTCTATGGAAGACAGTATGAAAAAAATGAAAGAAAGCGCAAGTAAACAAAAACCTGCACCAAGCGGGAAAGGTATAAGGGTAATGTAATGCCAATGGTAGGAAAGAAAAAATTTTCATATACGAAAGCTGGAAAAAAGAAAGCAAAAGCTTATGCTAAAAAAACTGGAAAGAAGATGAGCAATGCCAAGAAAAAAAGCTACAAAAAGTAAGACTACTAGAAAAAAAGGTAGTCCAACACCAACAAATAAAGCTTTATATTCTAGGGTAAAAGCAGCAGCAAAACGCAAATTTGATGTATATCCTTCTGCTTATGCCAATGCTTGGTTAGTTAAAGAATATAAAAAACGTGGTGGAAAGTACAGAGCATAATGGCATATCAAGGTGGACTTAGAAAGTGGTTTAAAGAAGACTGGGTTGATATTGGTTCTAAAAAAAAGAAAGGTAAATATCAAAAATGTGGTCGTAAGTCTGCCAAGGGTAGTAAAAGAAAATACCCTAAATGTGTTCCAGCTGCTAAAGCTAGAACAATGAGCGAAGCAGAAAAAAGAAGTGCAGTAAAAAGAAAAAGAGCAAGAGCTCAAGGAGTTGGTGGAAAACCAACAAATGTTGCTACTTTTGCTAAAAGAAGTAGAAAGGCAAGAAGAGGGTAATGAAAAAACAAACCTTTGGAACGCAAATTAGACATACTAACGGAAAGAAAAAAACAAGACAAGGTCTTAGTAAAAATACTAAGTATGGAAATAAATTGAGCAATAAAAATTATACAAAAAAGTATAGAGGACAAGGAAGATAATGGCTGATTTTAAAACAAGAATAGATGATTTGACAGGTTTTGGTAGCACTGATGATGTTGCTATAGTAGACTGGCTTACTGCTGGTGCTAGAGAAATCATTGATGTTTTACCAATGTCTAAACTAGATAGAATGTCTGAGGAAGAATTATTTCACAGTGGAAATATAAAAACAGACAACCCAGTAGATGGTGTAAATGTAGAGGACTCTAAGATACTTCACGTGTTAAGAGCAGAAGATATTACTGCAAGTCCTGTAGTATATCAACCATGTAGAGAAGTTCATGCTAACCAAATAGGTAGAGTGATAGACCCTAATTATATGGAGTATGCTACAGCTACAGACCCAGCATATTATGTTTCTAATAAAAAATTGTTTGTATTACCTGACCATCCTACTGCACCAACAAATACTGGTGATGAAGATTGTAAATTAGTAAAAATTAATGAAGATTTTACCATAGCTGCTACAGATACAACAATAGAAAACTTTCCAAAAGAAGCAAATAATGCAGTAGTGTTATATGCAGCTAGAAATGCACTTATTAGACTTATGAATGCTAAACATAGTAATTCAAATATAACCACTGCTTTAACAGCTATAAAGACTGAAATGGATGAAACTCAAGCAATAGCTGATTTGATTAACACTCAAGTAGATGCAGCTGTTACAGAGATTGCAGAAATGGCTATTAATGTAGATGTAAATGTAGATACAGCTTTAACTGCCATGAAAACAGCAGCAGACAAGATTAATGCGGCAATAGAGCTAGCAAATGACGAATATGATGAGGTAGCAGTAGAGGTAACAGGAACTGCAACTTCTCCAATATCAGCAGCTAGAAGTGCAGCAGTAAGTGCTTTATCTATAGCTGATTTAAGTATAAGCTTTTCTGCGCCAAGCGCTCCAGAATTAGGTACAGTAAGTTATGCTGATGCAACAAACGAAGACGCTAGTGCTAGTGCAGTATCAGCTATTACAGTTGCTACAGTTGATAAAGCAGATATATCTGGAGATGTTCCTACCTACACCAAGCCTGGACCTAGTATTGATACAGGTCAGTTTGAAACATTTTTAGAAACAAACGAAGATGTAGAGTTAGCTCAAATTCAATTAGGTAGACTGCAAAATGAGATGAATCAATATCAAGCAGATATACAAAATGAACTTAACGAATTTAATAAAGAGAATGCTAGATACAGAGCTAACGTTGAAGCAGAACTAGCTAAACATAATTCAGATTTACAGAAGGCTATTACTCAGGCTCAGCTTGATGCGGCAGATGCTCAACAAGAAGCACAACAAGCAACTCAAGTTAGCTTAGCTAACAAAGCGGCTGACCAAGCTTTAGCTTTGCAAAACGCAGCACAAAATATGGCAGCAACTATTGCGAACAATGATGACTTGGTAGCAAAGTTTTTACAAGAAATAAATTTATATCAAAACAATATAAATAAAGAAATACAAGAATACTCTCAAAACTTACAACAAAAAATAGCCGAGTATCAATCTGCTATTGCAATACAACAAAGTTATTACCAAGAAGCTCAAGCAAGAATTAACGCTGGTAATTCATTCTTAGCAGAAGCACAAGCTAGAGCAAACGAAGTAAATACATACGGAGCAGAAGTTGCTTCAAGACTCGGTCAAGTAAGCGCTCAAGGAACAGTTGCTGGTTCTTATATAGCAGCTGCTCAAGGTTATGCAACTGAAATACAATCTAAAATCAATATTGTTCAAGGATATGGAACTGAAGTTAATCTTAGACTTGCAGTTGACAGTAAAGAGTATGATTGGTATACAACACAATATCAAATGGTTAATGCTCAGTTTCAAGAAGCATTACAATTAATAGGTATAGATAAATTAAAAATTGAAGAAATGAATGAGAGTAGATAATGGCAGCGATAGAATTTACAGCAAAAGAGATTTATAGTAGAGTACTGCAAGCAGTTCCTGATGTATCAGAGAACTATGTACTAAACTTAATTAACGAAGCATTGATTGATATGGGTAGATATACTAATCAAATAGAGAATGCTAAAACAGATTTAAAGCATAATCAATTATGGTATGCAATTGATGATGATGAATCAGTAACTATAAACAAAGTATTTAGATGTACTATAAAAAATTCAAGCGGAGAGTATATTAAGATTCCTAGATTGTCTAATGGAGAAATAAAACAATTCTACAACGAATCAAGTACACAATCAAATACAAGTTGGACGGAGGTATAATGGCAGCGGTAAGTAGTACTTATACAGACCCAAGTGATACATTTGTATGGTGGATAGAAGGCGATAGGCTAGCTATTGCTACTATAGAAGGAGATGGAAATACATCAGAAACTGGAAGAGGAAATCTAAAGCCAGTTCAATTAGGCTCTGGTAATACTATTACTGATGGATTGTTAATTTCTTACTATGCTGAACCTGATAAACTAACAAGCATTAGTGGAACAATAGATATTGACAATGTATTGCAGCCAGCATTAATTGATTTTGTAAAAGGAAAAGCTTTAATGGACGCAGCAGCTAGAACAGATAATCCAGCGATAGCTCAGATTAGAATGGTTTCTGCACAACAATGTATGGCTAATTATAAAGAAGCTGTACGCAGATATGGTATGAAGAAAAACGATAAAGTGGGCGGAACTAGAGCAGTAGTTCCAGCAGATATGAGATAAAGGGGCAACGATGGAACTAAATAAAGATAGTAAATTTACATTCAGTATTGAAACACTTATCAGTATTAGTGTTACAATATTTATGGTTGTTGGTTTATGGTTTAATTTACAAGCTGAAATTGAAGAAGCTAAACAATTACCAGAGCCTCCAATCAGTAGAACAGAGTACGATTTAAAAGACCAAATGATTCGTAATTCTATTTTAAATACTGAAGAAAAAGTAGAGAAATTAGAAGATAAAGTAGATGACATTAAAGAAGATACACGAAGTATCAATGATACTCTACTGAAAATGAATAATAATTAATGAGGTTTACAGATGAACAACAGATTTATATCATATTTGGTATTAATTTTATTCTCGTCGCTATCTTGGTTGCACTCACAATCAGTCAACTTAGATAGTTTTGAAGATATTCAATTAACGAAGAATGAGTTTTGTGCAGTTATAGAAGTGAATGCTTCTTGGAATTGGGCAAACAAAATACCATTAGAAAAATTAGAAAACTGCTATACTGCTTATGTGGATTTATCTAACAAGCAAGTCGGTGCAGTAATACAAAAAGAGTGGGACATTAAAGTAGTACCTACTATTATTATTTTTGAGTATGGAAAAGAAGTAAAAAGATTTGAAGCAGATTTATCTATGAAATTTAGAGAAGATGAAATATTGAATGCAATTAGAACAGAGATTAAAAAATGATTAAGAAGTTTTTTAAAGATTGGGCAAAAGCGTTTTCAGTATGTTACCCTATGATGGTGCAAGGTAACTTAGCAGCATTAACATTAGGACATTTTTGGAAAGCAAACATTACAGGATTATCAGCAGCTTTTGTAGCATTGACTATATCTATCCTTTATTACGATAGAGATTGGGAAAAATTTAAATGGTATAATCCATTGGTATTAGGGTTTTCTACTTTTATGGTAGATTGGATGGTACACCCTACACACTTTGGAGGATACTTTGGAGAAGCAGCCTTAACAGGTCTAGGAACATTTGCATTAGCTATGTTCTTTGCATATAAAAAAGATATATTAGGAGAATAATATGCCAGCAAAAAAGAAAAGCACAAAAAGTAAAAAAGACCCTAGATTAGCTAGAGCTGGTGTATCTGGTTACAATAAACCAAAACGAACACCTAGCCACCCTAAGAAGTCACATATCGTTGTAGCTAAAGAAGGAAGTAAAATTAAAACTATACGCTTTG